TTTGAATTTTTTTATACTAGAAAATCAGAACCATAATACCTATATAAAAATATTATAGTTTTAATAGGATTTACCCAAAAGTTTTAAGGCGGTCTTTTTAGAACTTTAATTGTTTGAAATTTAGGTAGCAAATTTGTTTCTATTTTGTCAACTTTTCCTATTTTTATCTTGTTGAGGCTGGTATTTTAACAATTCAGGAATTGATAGTGAATGTGTAAAATTTTTTGTTAGAATAAGTTTATAAAAAAGAAAAGGAGTATTTGATTATGTTACAAAAAATTTATGAGCAGATGGCTAATTTCTATGATAGTATTGAAGAAGAGTATGGTCCTACATTTGGTGATAATTTTGACTGGGAACATGTTCATTTTAAATTTTTAATTTATTATTTAGTGAGATATGGCATTGGTTGTCGTAGGGATTTTATCGTTTACCATTATCGTGTTGCTTATCGTTTGTATCTTGAAAAATTGGTAATGAATCGGGGGTTTATTTCTTGTTGAGGTAATTTTAGTAAATTTCCGAACTAATTTACTCTTTTATGGAAAGATAATAGTAAATAGCTAGTAATTTTTCTAAATCATTTTTTAATAGTTGGAAATAGCAAATCTTTCTATTGTTTCTTCTTGATAAAAAGGCGATTTTTTATTATAATAAATTGTAAGATATAATTGCAGGTGAGAGTCCTGCCATGTATGTGAGAAAGGAAGAGCCTGAGGGCTCAGACAAAATTATGACTTCAGTTGTTGTTGTAGGTACCAATGGGGTGATGAAGGTAAAGGGAAGATTACAGACTTCCTTTCAGCGAATGCAGAAGTGATTGCACGTTACCAAGGTGGTGATAATGCTGGTCACACGATTGTGATTGACGGTAAGAAATTTAAGTTGCACTTGATTCCATCTGGGATTTTCTTCCCTGAAAAAATATCTGTCATTGGGAATGGTATGGTTGTAAATCCTAAATCTCTTGTAAAAGAGTTGAGCTATCTTCATGAGGAAGGTGTAACAACTGATAACTTGCGTATTTCTGATCGTGCGCATGTTATTTTGCCTTATCATATCGAGTTGGATCGCTTGCAAGAAGAAGCTAAGGGCGACAATAAGATTGGTACGACAATTAAGGGAATTGGTCCAGCTTATATGGACAAGGCTGCTCGTGTTGGAATTCGTATTGCAGATCTTTTAGATAAAGATATTTTCCGTGAGCGTTTAGAACGTAACCTTGCTGAAAAGAATCGTCTTTTTGAAAAATTGTATGACAGTAAAGCGATTGTTTTCGATGATATTTTTGAAGAATATTACGAATATGGTCAACAAATCAAGAAATACGTGATAGATACATCTGTTATCTTGAATGATGCGCTTGATAATGGCAAACGTGTGCTTTTTGAAGGTGCACAAGGTGTTATGCTAGATATCGACCAAGGTACTTATCCATTTGTTACGTCATCAAACCCTGTAGCTGGTGGTGTGACAATTGGTTCTGGTGTTGGTCCAAGCAAGATTGACAAGGTTGTAGGTGTATGTAAAGCTTATACGAGTCGTGTAGGAGATGGTCCTTTCCCAACTGAGTTGTTTGATGAAGTGGGAGAACGTATCCGTGAAGTGGGTCATGAATATGGTACAACAACTGGTCGTCCACGTCGTGTAGGTTGGTTTGACTCAGTTGTGATGCGTCATAGCCGTCGTGTTTCTGGTATTACTAACCTTTCTTTGAACTCTATTGATGTTTTGAGCGGTTTGGATACTGTGAAAATCTGTGTGGCCTATGATCTTGACGGTCAACGTATTGACTACTATCCAGCTAGTCTTGAGCAATTGAAACGTTGCAAGCCTATCTATGAAGAGTTGCCAGGTTGGTCAGAAGATATTACCGGAGTTCGCAATTTGGAAGATCTTCCTGAGAATGCGCGTAACTATGTTCGTCGTGTGAGTGAATTGGTTGGCGTTCGTATTTCTACTTTCTCAGTAGGTCCTGGTCGTGAACAAACAAATATTTTAGAAAGCGTTTGGTCCTAAGAGATTTTTAAGATTTGTTTAAGATAGGTCGGGTATACTATAGACAGTTACAAGAAGGCCTCCTAACTTGTTGTAACAAATATCCTAAACTTTTCTTTTTCATAATAATCTCCCTTAACTCCACCCAATCAGGTGGAGTTTTTTAGCTTTATTTCAGGCTTTTGGGGACTATTCTAAAAATAATTTTTCGATATTTTTCGGTATTTTTCGGATTTTGGTCGGGGAATTGGCGGGGACTTTTTTAGCGAATATGACTAAGAAATAGGTCTGTTGTCGCTTCAGCAAGTTCGTCCTCTACTTGATTGTAACGATCGGTCATATAGACTTTTGTATGGCCCAGCGCCTGGCTTAATTGTTCAAGCGGAACCCCTGCAATAATGCTTTGAGTCGTGAAGAAGTGGCGCATCATGTGAGGTGTTACATGCAATCCTGTTGCTTCATTCACTAGATTGAAGTTTCTATTTAGCTGGTTTGGATTGATGAGACCACCTTTCTCGTTGATAGTTATATAATCCTTGTGCTGTTCCTTGATAATTCCTAACTTTCGCTTAATCTTAGAAGCTTCAGCTATCAGATAATAGATCAGGTCTGTTCCGATATCATCAAGGCAGACATATCGCTCTGAATCCTTCGTTTTAAGCCCTCCTTTCCCTTTTAAGGTCTGGTTGCTTCGACTGTCTCTAAGATGCAGTATAGCCCGTCCGCTGTCGTTCTGATTGATGTCCATTGGACGCAATCCAAAGACTTCTCCTCTTCTCAATCCAAAAATTGTCAGATAGGTCAGAGCGTAGAATTGTTTTGGCATAATCTCTTCTGCCTTTGCTATCCAAATCTTGAACTCTTTGAGAGTCACTTTCTTGTTTGCAGCAGGGATATCACTCTGGCCGATGAAAACACCTTTCAAGCGATTTGAGAGCAGATTACCATTTTTCACGGCATCATTCAGCAATGCCATGAAGCTGGAATTGAGGGTTTGAACAGTGTATCTGGTATGGTTCTGCAACTTTTCAGCGATAAATAGTTCATACTCATTTCTATCCAAATTTTTAAGCAGGATAGAACCAAACTTTGCCTTGATATGGTTCTTATAGAGATTGTCATTGAGGTAGTAGGAAGTGTCATTCCAGCGCCCTGTTGACAATCTCTTTTCAGAATAGATATCCCAATACTGATCAAGCGTTAGATTCGTATTGATACCTAATTCTTGTTCTTGAATTTGTTGCTCAAGCTCTACCAAGGCTGCGCGAGCTTGAGGGAGAGTTGTGAAACCACTTTTACTTTTTTCTCTTTTTTTACCTCGGAAGAAAAAAGAACGTCTGACATAGTAACGCTTGCCTTTAGCAGTCTCATAGTAATAGATATTTGGGTATTTTGTTTTATTATATTTCATTGTATTCTCCTTGTTTATCAGCTTCTGGACAAGGTCTAAACATTGAGAATATTGACATCACCCCTTTCATGGTGTAAAATAGAGTATAGAAAAGAGGCCTTTTTAATGGCTGATTTTTTATAAGGGTGGGCTTCACAATCAAACTTTGGCGAGGGAGATTGTGGAGCTTTTTTGTTATTTTTTGTTAATTACTCCTCAAGCAATCTTATAAAATCATTTTCTGTCATGATTTCAATATCTTGACCTTTTTCTAACAAGGTTTGTGCTTTTTTCATTTTACTACTTAACCCATCTGTACCGACTACTCTCCAATCTTGTTCTCCTACAACTAAGATATTAGTGTGTTTAGTCACTCCTTTTTCAGGAATACCACCAACTAATGCAGCAGCTTTGTTAGCTTCTTTTCTAGTCATTCGCTCGAGTTTTCCAGTAAAGCAAAAGTACAAACCGTAAAAGTAATGGTCTGGGTTCATTGCTGCTTTTTCTTCTTCTGTCGGCTGATAGATAAGGTTTTCCTTGTATTGATAACCTTTTTTCCTTTTAAATCCATACTGACCGAGTAAGCCAGTTTTATTGTATCTATATTCTTTTAAAAAAGCGGTGAGGTCGGAAAATGAATTTGTGGATAGCAAGTATTCTAAAATCAATCCGCTTGCTCGTGCATCTGATAGAGCGTTATGGTGATCTAGCTCAATATTCAAATTTTTAGCTAGTCTTTTTAGTTTGTAATTCAATTGTCCAGGGAGAGCAACCTTGGCTAATCGATACGAACAAATGTATTCTATATTATCAAAATCTAGCTCGTATTTTTGGTATACGTCTTTAAGAGCACCCATATCAAACTGTGCAAAGTGGGCTACAACTATATCTAAACCAATAAAATCAACAATGGACTTTCTTACTTCTGGGAATGTAGGTGAATCAAGAACATCTTCAGGAGTAATGCCATGGATGAAAATATTGAAATCATCAAATTCTTCTTCTGGATTGATTAAGGTGTAAAATGTATCAACAATATTCCCATCTTTAAATTTTACTAATCCGATAGAACAAACACTACCGCGAAAGTCATTCGCAGTTTCAACATCTAAAGCAACATACGAGTAAGACATATGAGTCTCCTTTCACTCCATCAATGCAAAGTATTCCTCTTTTACCATGACTTCATTAGTCATGGTTTTTAGATTGTAGTAAGACATGAATTTGAGGTAATCAAACTCTGTGGGGTCATCTAAGCTTTCTAGCGCGTCTTTTACGAGATGATGGATCATATTCCTATCAGCTTCATTCTCACAGCGTAGGCGAGCGTTTTGGTACTCTGAGCGTGTATGGTCTTTGTGTCCAAGTTCGTGTAGGGCGACTTGGATTTGTTGTTCAGGAGCTAAGTTGTGGTCAATAGCGAGTACGTTTGTGTCTGGATTATAAAAACCGCTACTGTGCCAGTTTGCACCATCGAAGAGACAAAGCTCTACTTGATATTCTTCGCAGAGTTTAGCGAGTGTCATAGTTCTCCTTTGTTATTTATAAACCTCTCTGCGGTGGGCGATTTCCACGGCTAGGACGACCAGTTTATCGTCTTGGATGTTACAGATAATGCGGTAATTTTCTACTCTGTATCGCCAGTAACCTGCAAGGTTGGCCTTTAGTGCTTTTCCGTGTTGCCGTGGGTTGGTCGTGTTTTCAATATTTTTAGCAAGCCAGGATAGGATTTGTTTCCTGGTTGGGGTATCTAATTTTTTAAGTTGCTTGAGAGCTTTTTTATCAATATCTAGCCGGTACATTAAGCAATATCCTCTCGGGTTAGTCCTAGTTCGTCCAAGACTTCATCCATGGTATAGGTAACTGGGTCGGCTAAATACTCCATATAGGCTTGGTCGGCTGCTCGTGCGTCTTCGATATCTTCCATGAGTACCATGAAGTCGTCAAAATCCATGGTTGTTGTGTCGATACCGTGTTTGGTTAGGTAGTCAGTGATGTAGGAGTTTTTTTCTGTGAAATTGATCGTGATAGTCATTAGCGTTCTCCTTTGCTTTTGAAGTGGGCGGATAGGACGGATGTGATGAAGTCGATATCATCTTCATTTAGTGGTTTTCCGTCAAATAACATGGTGTTGGCCGCTGCTTTGCGTAAGTCTATGATTTGTCCATTTACTTGAGCAAATTCATCACTCCCAGCTATGGCAGGATTATCCGTGCGACCAAGTAAATAATCTGTGGACACGTTGAAGTAGTCAGCAATTTCTTGAAGACGTTCAGCATTTGGTTTTTTGTTTTTCATACTATAGATTGTATTTCTACTATATCCTAATGTTTCTTCAAGAGAATTTATAGAAATTCCACGATTTTGGCAAAGTTCTTTTATTTTTTCGAATAAAGAAAACATTGATTTATCAACCTTTCTAAGGCATGACAAAAAATATTTAAACTTTTGATTGTAAATCTGTTGACAAAACGCAATCTATAGTTTAGAATATTATTTGTAAGCTAAAGAGTTAGCGAACAAGACAACTAAAAAATAAAGCCTAATGAAACTGATTGGCGTCCGTTTTCTAGGTAGAACCTTACTTTTAGTAGGTCTTTTCTCTATGATTAAATTCTAAACTATAGATTGTTTTTTGTCAAGAAATTCGCTAACTTTTTAGATAATTTTTTAAAAGGAGGTGAGGAAATGAGACCAAGACGATATCCGTATAGTGGGAAAAAAGAGTCCACCCTCGTAAAGGCAGACCCTGAATTAGTAGAAAAAATTCTAAGAAACACTAGTTTTCTTGAGCGTTTACAAGTTCTGTTAGCAACGAAACCGTAGTTTCTGTACTGAGTTTATGAGCGACAAGGACGCTATTAAGAATAGCCTTTCTAATTTCCATGTCGATTGGGTATTCTTTAAATACCTCATCTAACATATCTTTGATAACTGGAATAGCATCGTTGATAATTTCTTGAGAAACTTGTAAAACATCTTCTTTAGTGAGTTTTGACATATAAAATTTCCTCCTTTCTATTGGAATTTTGACTAAAACGGTGAGAGGTCCTAGTCAAGATTATTATAGCAATTTAGGAAGATATTACCTCAGTCTTGAGACTGATATAGGAGGTTGAATGGAAGATAAAATCATCGAACTTGCTGATTACTTCATCAGCGAGAACACAACGTACAGAGAAGCTAAAATAGCGTGTGAGAAGCTATTTAAACAAGCCAGCCATGAGATAGAACTCAGAGCGCTGGAAAGTGAAACGAAGAAATAGAAAGGAGAAAGATGAGTAAAGAACTAAAAATAATTAAGGCTAAAATTAAAACTCGTTTGATTGAGTTGGATATGACTCAAGCCGAATTGGCAAAACAAGTATCTGTAGCATCATCAGTTATTTCAGAGCTACTGAAATATGGAAAAGGAAGTGATTATGTGAAAGAAAAAGTTGCAGATGTTTTAGGGATTGAAAACCCTTGGGAAAATAGTTAGAGCATGAGGAAATAGTATGAACAACGCAGCGCAAAAAGTAACACGGATTGACAAAGATGCCTGGGAGATTGCTACGGAGCTGGCGAACGAGTACGGCGTATCTATTTGTCACATCATCAGCGAGAGCGTCCGCTACTGTGCAGAGAATGCCGAATTTAAGGAGATGGACGTTGTCGTTAAACGATTGGTAGTCGGCAGTAAGGTGCTGGAGTAGGAGGGTGGAGATGAATGAAATAGTATGGTTTTACTTTGTTGTCATAATCAATCTTATCATTGGTTTTGCTACATACTACGCTAGCAAAAGAGACAGAAAAAAGCGCATCAACGAGTATAAAAAAATACAAGATGATGAGCTTGAAAGAATTAGAAATAAATTTAATTTATGATTTTTTAGAAGTCTTTTGAATAAATTTTTTATTTAGTTTTTGTTTGTGATTGTTAGCTTTATCAGCTAATTTTAAAGCTTTGTCCAAATCAACTTCGCCTGTAAAAGTTTTGTAGATAAGATCATTCATCTTCATAGCCTTGTCGGTTTCAGTATCAATCTGAGATACCTTTTCAAGTTCTTGTAACCGTAATTCATGAGCTTGTTTGACTTTTTCAAGTTCCAAGGTGTGTTGTTGTTTGAGAGTATCTATCTGATAATGAAATTCTTTTTCAAGTTTCTCTACGATATGTGAATGTTCTTTGGCCTGTTTTTCAATCTCAGCTTTATTGTTAGCTTTTGATGCAATATATGACCATAAACCTGAGATTATTGCAAGAATGACACTAATTGCAGGTTGAATAAGAATTTGATAATCCATAAGATTTCTCCAATCGTTTTATTTTCATTATACCAAATTTAGAAAGGAATACTATGAACGAAATTTTTAATTTTCACGGGCAGGAAGTCCGTACTTTGACAATTGATGACGAGCCCTGGTTCGTTGGGAAAGATGTTGCAGATATCTTAGGATATGCGAATTCAAGAAAAGCAATTTTTGACCATGTAGATGATGACGATAAGACAGATGGGGTAACGATTCGTGACGCCATGGGTAGAAATCAAAACCCTATCATCATTAACGAATCTGGTCTTTACTCTCTTATCTTATCCAGCAAGTTGCCTCAGGCAAAAGAGTTCAAGCGCTGGGTGACATCAGAAGTCTTGCCAGTTATTCGTAAACAGGGCGGATTTATCCGCGAGGATTTGGACGAGGATGCCTTCATCGCTCTCTTCACTGGACAAAAGAAATTGCGTGAGCAACAGGCGACCATGCTGGAAGATATCGACTACCTAAAGAGTGAGCAACCGATTCATCCAAGCTATGCTCAATCGCTCTTGAAGAAGCGTAAGGCTAGGGTTGTGGCTTGCCTGGGTGGTATTGATAGCCCTGCTTATGCGGATAAGATTTTTGCTCAGTCAGTCTTTAGACAAGCTGAGATTGACTTTAAAGACCACTTCAACATTAGTCGCTATGACTTGCTACCCAAGAAGCATGCGGATGCCGCTCTAGCTTACTGGATGACTTGGGAGCCAAGCACCAATACCAAGATGAAAATCATGAAATTGAACTCATTTGACGAAGTGTAGGAGGGGAAAAAGATGGACAATGTTCTACTTTCACTATCTGAATGGATTAAATCCATTATCAAGGACACAATCACAAGGCTAGTCGAAATAGAAAAAGATAGTGATCACTATCCAGAGTTGATGGATGTGAACACTACCTGTGATTTTCTAGGAATTAAGTATGCCACATTTTCAGATAATTATCGTTACTTAAAGGGATTTCCAAAGGAATTACCTGGTAAGAAATGGTCAAAAAGAGCCATCAAAGAATGGCTCTCTAATCAAATATAATAACTTTACTAAAAGGCTTCTGGACAAGGTCTTAGCAAAATTATTTGACTATATTATAGCACAAAAAGAGGATAAGGAGATAAAAATGTTTGAACCACCGATTTTAGACCAGCTGATGGGGGTTGGAGCCTTGCTGCTTGGATTTGCAGGGGCTTGCCGTCATATCAAATTGCAGGAACAACGCAAGGAAGAAGAAAGACGAGAAGAGCAAGAATTTGCGTCTATGATTATCCAAGTGCGTAATCATGCATATGAACGTGGTAGAGAGGACAAATGGCAAGAAATTCGCAAGAATATTCGCAGAGAGTTCAAAGGATTCACATATGACAACGAACCGCCCGTAGGATTGCGCCCTGAGCTGTTAGCTTTGCCAGAACCTAAACAGTCTGCAATCAGATTTTTGTAATGAGGAGGTCAGGAAATGGAAGAATTGATTGAATCGCTGGATAACCTGATTATGATTGTTAAAGAACTGGAAGTAAGGGAATCAACTTCAAGACATTTTATTACGATATGGGAAAACGATTATAAAAATCTATTACTAGTCAAAGAATACCTAACCGACTATGAAAAACTAGCAAAGGACTATCGTTATGTGACCCTTAAAAATAAGCTGCTAAAGATTGAAAAAATGGAGCTGGAAGGCAGGCACATCTATGAGGATATGCGGATGAAGTACCGAGCTAACTGTAGGAAGTGGGGTGTGAGATTATGGCGTTAAAAAACAAGCGGTATTTCTGGATCCAGCTTGCTCAGGACTTCTTTAAGTCAAAGGAGATGAAACTACTTCGTAAGATTGCTGGCGGAGATACACATACCATCATTTATCTCAAAATGATGTTAATTAGCTTGGAAGACGGAGGGCATATTTACTATGATGGACTTGCTGACAATCTAGCCGAAGAAATCGCTCTTGTCATTGACGAAAATGTTGAAGATATTAAAATTACATTGATTTTTTTAGAAAGCAAAGGATTGCTGACTAGAAACTCTGACCGTGATTATTTCTTAGAACAGGTTCCTGAGATAGTTGGGAGTGAAACAGCGAGTACTCGTAGAAGTCGTAAGCACAGAGAATTACAAAAGTTGCATTGCAACACTATCGCAACAACTTGCAACGGAGATATAGATATAGATAAAGAGATAGAGAAAGATAAAAATAATAAGGTGATGATTAGTTCCAGCCTCTCTGAAAATTTGAAACATAGTGGTATTCGAATCAACGATAAACAACATCAACAGTTGCTTGAATATGTAGGAATTGATGGAATGAATTTTGATATGTTAAACCGTGCAATTGAGATAACTTCGGAGATTCATCAACCTAGTTTTAAGTATCTAAGAGGCATTCTTGAGAATTGGAAAAAGAAAGGTTTTACATCGATTGAACAGGTAGATGAGAATGACCAAAAATATAAAGAGGGAAAGAATTACAGTCGTCCAGGACAACAAAACGATAAAACATCGGAACAGGAGGTAAGGGACGAATGGGGATTTTAGAACTAATTGAGCAATTCGAGATTGACTATTATCCGTTAAGCTACGAGAAGAAAACTCTTTTAGCCAACCAGCCAATTCATCAAGTGGTTGCTTGCTTGTCTGAAATGGCTAGCTGGCATGAATGCGGAGGTCGTCTGTCATGGTAGACAATGTGTTTGATGAAATTGCCTTATCTTATCACAGGAATACAGAACAACAGAAAGAGCTTTGCGACAAGCATAATATTCCTTTGATAAAAATATTGCGGACTGAGAGTGTTGTATGCCGCATGTGTGAATCTGAGCGGATTCATGAGGAAAATCAAGCAAGAGTGAATGAATTGGCCGACGCTGAGAATGAGCGAGGGAGGAAATACTATCTTGAGAAGTTTTCTCTTTATGATGAGGTTTTGAAAAATGCGACTTTGGACAATTTTGAAACACCAACTGAAAAAGAAGCAGAAAAGCTAGTTTTTGCAAAGAGGATTTGTCGTGAGTGGTCTGAGGGTGCTAGGAACAACATCGTGTTACAAGGAGAAGCTGGAACAGGTAAGAGCCATTTGGCCTTTGCGATGGTTAAGGCTCTATCTGAGTACACGAAAGAGATTGCTATCTTCATCAACGTGACGGACTTGTTGATGAAGATTAAAGCTGATTTTAGTCAGGAGGAGTTTCTGGTCAATAAAATTGCCAGTGCTAAGTTCTTGGTTTTGGATGATTTGGGAATGGAAAAGGATAGCGAATGGTCGTTTACTATTCTCTACAATATCCTGAATAAGCGTTCAAATACAATCATTACCACCAATTTGACTTCTGCTGATATTCAGAAAAGATATGGCAGACCCTTTATGTCCAGACTGATGAAGGGTGTGGATAAAGACCATTTAATGGTTTTCAACGACTTGACAAACAAGCGGAAGCAATATTTTTAGAATGGAGGTGGCTGATGTTTATTTTAAGACATGGGACAAGAGAGGATAAGCCGTTTCTGAGGTCCGTAGTTATTGGTGTGACTGGCTTGGACATTTCATGTTCAGAGGAGAAGAAAGCCATGCGGTTTGTTTCTCGTGGGGCAGCCGTACAGGTTGGTAAGGCTTTGAGGGGTTCCTTTGGGAATTTTTATCCCGTTGAGGTGGAGTGATGTTAGAGCTTTACTTCGTCTACAACGGGCACTGCAAGTTTTACCTTGGAACGTTTGACAATGTCGATGATCTCATTGAACAGATGGAAGATCATCAGTGGGTTTTCTCGGCTATCACTCATCCAAGATTTCAGAAGCACATTGGTCAGCGGACGACACGGTTTGACTACGGTTCGAAGGATTGTTACTATTTAGCGACTTTTTCAGGAGGAGAAAAAAATGATTGAACTTATTAAAGAATTTGGAATGGCTATTCTGTGGTTATTTCTCGGCTATTTAGTCGGGGAACGTGCAGCAAGAAAGGAAAAGAAAGATGATCAATAACGTTACATTTTTAGTGGGAGGTAAGAAATATGGTTGGAGTAACCTATCAGGAAATTCATCTCTTTGTTGAATTTTTGAAAGAGCAGTATGGACAAGGGCGTCCAGACTATATTGAAGCCCTGAACGACTTAGACGGTCTGGTGGAAGTCTCCTACAGAGAAGCTATTGAAAGATTTTTAGAAGATGAAGTACGATAAACAGGCTGAGATTGACGGACTGAAACGCACGATCGAGCAAAACGAAGAGAAGATAATCGAGTATTCGAAGCCGTGCGATGCACGCAAGAGGCGGATTAGAGCGCTGGAGCGCGATTTGTTGAGGAAAAAGAATAAAGAATTGAGACGGAAAGTGGAGGAGTTGGAAGGTGATGGAAGAGTTAAATCAAAAAGTTAATGCAGCATACAACTGGACGGTAGAAGACGGGAAGCCCAAACCTCCCAAGCAAGATTTACCACAAGCGGTGAAAGACCGGGCGGACTATTTTTGGGAAATGGCAGAAGATGGTATGACGTTTATGGGAGCGATGGAATGCATCTTTGCTGATGAAAAGCCTACAGACTATGAATTGGGAGCTACTAAGGGTTGGTTGCCAAAATCTAAGGAGTTTGATGATTGGATTGGCTATGCGCCAAGCATGGCTCAGGTAGTTATTGCAGTTTATTTGATTTATGGAGGAAACTAAGATGAATATTAAAGCATTGATTAAGAAGTATGAAGAATTGTGGAATGAACGCAGCCCTTTTTATGAACCTGTACCTTATACTTCAATGGTTGAACTTTTTTTGAAAGAGTTGAAACAACTAGACGAACCAGAAAAAGTCAAAGTTCCGCAGTGTGTGGCGGAATATATAGAATTTAAAAAGAAAAACAATTTTCATGTTTACGGTGCAATGAGAGTAATTGAAGATCATTATGATAAGAAAGTTCCTGATTGGTTTTACGAAAATAACATCGAAAAATTCTGTCTTGCTTGGCTTAACGGCTACGAGGTCGAAAAAGAGAAGCGGTATTTTGTTAAGATTAAAGGGAATATTAAAGAAAATATGTTGGTTTATGGAGAACTTTTGAAAAGGTATTTCTTTACAAAAAGCTTTAGTTTAGACGATGTTATATATTCCCACACCCGTAAAGAACTAGAAGAAGCTGGCCTCGGATGGGTGTTTGATTGTGAAGGAATTGAGATTGAGGAGGTGGAGTGATGACACAAACACTTGAAGAAGGAATGAAGAATCAAAGTAAATGCATAAAAATCCCAATGGAAATCAGACCGTTTGATGTGGGTTATCGAATAGTAAATAAACACGGTCAAGCGCTTGCCTTAAAAAACGGAGCAAGTATATTCGCTTTACCTTTTCTGGCTGAAAAAGCTATAGAAAAAGAGTTTGGGAAGAATGATCCAGACTTTGACATCGGAAAGCATTCTGTTGAAGAGGTCGCTATTGTCAATTTAAGTAAATTTCATAGTTATTTTGAGGAGGTGGAGTGATGAGTTATGATTTGGAAATCTTAGCGAAAATAGAGAGCGGAGATTATATTTGTATCGCTGAACCTAAAAATAGTTCTCCGACATACAATCTTGGAAGAATGTTTAGAGTTGCTATGAACTGGGATTTCGACCAAGGCACAATTTACAATGTTGCTGATGGAGGATAAGGAATGAACCCAGAAATAATTGACAACATAAACAAACCAAGCCACTACCAAGGTAGATTTGGAATGGAATCTATCGATACTCTAAGAAACTTCCTGACACCAGAACAGCTGAAAGGGTTCTATATGGGTAACAGCTTGAAGTACATACTACGGCATCAGAAGAAAAACGGCCTTGAAGACTGAAGAAAGCGCGCAAGAACCTTGATTGGCTGATTGAGGAGATGGAACATGAGTGAATACGCGTTATATCAAGGCGACGTGTTCATAACATTGGGAACTCTTGCGGAAATCAGTAAAGAAACAGGTATTGCTGAAAGGATGTTAAAGTATTACACTTTTGCATCCACGCAAAGAAGAAATCCAAATGGTAGAGCTGTCGTAAAGATCGAGGTGGATGATGAATGATAAATTAAATCCAAGACAAGCAAGTAGGTTTGCTTTCTTGCTAAAGCAAAAACGTAAGGAAAGGAAGTTGTCACAAGAAAAGTTAGCAGCTAAACTAGGCTATAGTCGCTACCTAATTGCTCAATGGGAGAAGGAGGAAAGTGTACCGGATATTTATAATGTAGAAGATATCTGTACTTACTTTGCTTTTCCTGCTGATATTATTCTCGGGAGTAGGGCATGAAAAAAAGCCAGCACACGGCTGACCTTCATGGTATGGTTTCGCATAACTATTATATCATGAGGAGGAGTTCGTGTGCAAATAGAGTTATTGGATATCATCGACGAAAAGAAAACCAGAAAGGAAGCTATCAAAGTACTAAAAAAATACAGTCGTCTGAGACGGATAGCTGGAGAAGAATACGCCCCCAAAATAACAATATCCTACTCACTTGAACCAAGGTCATCAAGTGGTCAGACAAGTAAGCAAGTAGAAAGCATGGTCGTGCGTAGAGTGTCAGCTCAGCAGGATTTAGAACTAATCGCTAAAGCAATCAACAATCTTTCTGATATGGAATACACACGTATCCTAATCGAACGATATTGCAGGAAGAAAAGGAGGGAAGACTACAGCATTTATTCAGAACTAGGCTACTCATCTAGTGAGTATTATCGGATATTGAACAAAGCTCTACTAGAGTTCGCGGAGTCTTATCAAGCGAGCAACCTTTTAGTTTATAAGTGATTTCTGGGAAAATCTTGGGAGAATTGGAGCGGAAAAAGGTGCTAAAATAGTATTATCCAATGATTGGGCAACGTACAGTCATGAGGACTCCTAAAAATATAGAGGCTTCAGCCTCTTAGACAGTAAGGACAGGTTAGCAGGTTGTTTGGGTCTCCGTGAAACTTTTACCAAACGTGCGTTTTACTGCTAGACCAGCTGGTTCAATTCCAGCTACTGTCATATTCAATGCCACGACCAGTGGCTTTTTATGTAGGAAAGGAGAGGTACATGAAGAAAGTAGAACCAATTCGTGATTTAGACGATATAGAACGAATCAAAGATTACTTGAAAAACAAAAGTGATAGAAACTATGTTTTATTCATGTTTGGAATCTACTCTGGTTTAAGAGTGAGCGACATAGTACCTCTTCAAGTCAAGCAAGTAATTGCTGATAGGATTGAACTAAAAGAGAAGAAGACTGGTAAGATAAGGTATTTTCCAATCAGCCCCCCTCTCAGAAAAGAAATCAATCGATACATTAAAGATAATCAGTTAGCAGAGTACGACTATCTCTTTCCAAGTAAAAAGAAAAAGAGAACAGATGGTGTTCGTATCACACACATTGGAAGAGTAGCAGTCTATCAAATACTTCAAGATGCAGCTAAATATGTAGGTTTGAATCATATAGGAACTCATTCGATGAGGAAGACATTTGGATATCATCATTACAAAAAGAATAGTAATGTAGCTATCCTACAAAAGATATTCAATCATTCCACACCAGACATCACACTAGGATATATCGGTTATAGTCAAGACGAACTTGACCAGAGTATACTATCATTTGATTACTAAATAGCCTATCTATTTTACATAATGAGAAAATGTAAATTAGTTTTTAGAAAAATATGGTAGAAGCCTTGATACTCTTGACTTTGAAGTTGTTTAATTTTATTTAACAGAATATAAGATATGTTAAATACAAGAGGGGGTGGGTGCACTAAAAACACCCCTACTTTGAAAGATATCGAGGGGTACATTTGAGAATACCAACCCCTCCATTAAAAAGAAAGGACTCCCTCCCTAGATGAATACCAACCCCCTCCGAGCGGACCGTAGTGGACCCCATAGAGTAGCCTTTGAGAAGAATAAGAAGATTATCTTAAAGACAAGAAACACTTGTGGGATATGTGGCCAGCCTGTAGACAAAGACCTGAGATATCCTCATCCATTAAGTCCAGTCATTGACCACATCGTTCCAGTAAATAAGAACGGACATCCATCTGACATTGCTAACTTGCAGTTGGCGCATTGGCAATGCAATAGACAGAAGTCTGACAAGCTATATGCTGATGAGAAGACAAACGGAACAAAGGTCATTGGTAATAGGAACTTACCACAAAGTACAGATTGGTTTAAGTATAAGGGTTAAAAAAATAAACGTGATTAAAAAAAAGGACGAGTGTTCCTGCCAAGGTGGGGGGATGACCCCCTCCCCCTCGGTGCTTCAGGGCTTCACACCGTCACTGTACATTTTTTCTCGCGGGAAATGAAAGGTAGTTGTATAAAATGACATTGAAAGGTATGGGCTATCTCAGGAAGAAGCTAGCCAATTACAAAATGGGTGTAGATACTAGATACAAACAGTATGCTATGCAATACAATGACATAGATGTTGGTATTACGATACCACCTCAAATCAGGCAACAATATCGGGCGGTCTTAGGTTGGGCTGCTAAGGGTGTTGACAGTCTAGCAGATCGTTTGGTATTTCGTGAGTTTGCCAATGACGAATTTGGAGCGAATGAAATCTTTGCTCAGAACAATCCAGATGTATTCTTTGATAGCGCGATCCTTTCAGCATTGATTGGGTCGTGTTGTTTTGTCTACATCTCGCAAGGGGACGATGATGACGCTCCTCGGTTGCAGGTTATTGAGGCAAGCAATGCAACTGGTGTTCTGGATCCTATCACTGGCTTGCTGACAGAGGGCTATGCCGTTTTGAAAAGGGATGACAATGGTTATGCCGTGCTTGAGGCTTATTTTACTAGTGATGTGACTTGGTTCTATCCTAAAGATGGAAAGCCGTTTGCAATCGGAAATCCAACGGGTGTTCCTTTGCTGGTGCCAGTCATTCATAGACCTGATGCTGTCCGTCCGTTTGGTCGGTCACGAATTACTAGAGCTGGGATGTACTATCAGAGATATGCTAAACGAACGCTTGAGCGCTCAGATGTGACTGCTGAGTTCTATTCATTCCCTCAGAAGTATGTGTTGGGATTGAGTCAAGATGCTGAGGCGATTGATACTTGGAAAGCGACTGTATCTAGCTTGCTGACTTTTACCAAAGATGATGAAGGGGACAAGCCGAATGTGGGGCAATTCACCACATCCAGCATGTCTCCTTTTACTGAGCAGTTACGGACTGCAGCCGCTGGTTTTGCTGGGGAGATGGGTTTGACCTTGGATGATCTTGGTTTTGTTTCTGACAATCCGTCATCTGTTGAAGCTATCAAGGCTAGTCATGAGACTTGCGGTTAGCTGGTCGGAAGGCTCAGCGCTCTTTGGGCTCTGGTTTGCTGAATGTGGCTTATGTGGCTACTTGTTTACGTGATGAGTTTCCGTATTTGAGGAAACAGTTCAATAAAACGGTCGTGAAGTGGGAGCCTTTGTTTGAGGCGGACGCTAACATGTTGACCTTGATTGGTGATGGTGTTATCAAACTGAATCAAGCGGTGCCTGGATATATGGATGCTGAGACCATCCGTGACTTGACTGGAATCAAAGGCGATATGAACGCTACTCCGAAAATTGAGGAAGTAGAACAAAAAAGTACTAACTCAGAGGATAAGCAAAAAAATAGAATCATTTCTACATATGAGATTACCTCTCTACTGAGTAACTATCAAAAAGGGGTACTTTCAAAAGAAAACGGAATACTCTTACTAACCTCAACTGGAATGAGTAAGCAAGAAGCGGAAGCTATGATTAATAAGACTGAATTAATTGTGAAGGAGGCTGCAGATGGTTGAGGATATCGTTCCGAGCCTGCTCAAGAAAATCAAGTCTGAGTTTGAAGGTGCTAGGCTAGACAGCGAGGTCTTGAAAGACTTGCTGTCTAAACTACAACACAGCAAGGCAAGTTATTTGGACGCTAATCAATATGCTATTGAAATTGGGGAGATACTTTCTAAGGCTCTGGGAGCCTCTCTAACGAACGAAACGCTACCAGACGGTAAAATGTATTACAATATCGCTCAACGTGTGCTGACGGACGTTCTGGGGCGAAATTACGAGCTTGTGAGTGATTATACTGAGCAAGTTCAGAAGAATTTGAACTCTGAGGCTAAAATTGGGTTAACTGCTCAGGTTCCTGAATTGAATCAAGACCGAATTGATGGTCTGGTTAATCGTTTAGCCAGTGAGGAAAGTTTTGATGATGTTCGTTGGCTATTAGAAGAACCTGTTGTGAATTTTACTCAATCAATAATTGATGATAGCATCCAGAAAAATGCGGAGTTTCAACATAAATCTGGATTGCAACCTGAGATTGTAAGAAAATCAGCTTATCACTGTTGTGAATGGTGTCAGGAGGTTCAAGGTACTTACAAATACCCAAGAGTTCCAAAGGATATTTATCGAAGACATCAACGTTGTAGATGCACTGTTGATTATGATCCTAAAAGTGGAAAGGTCCAAAATGTTTGGAGTAAGGCGTGGAGTAAAAGTGATAAAAGTGATAAAATAGAAGCAAGAAAGAACATCGGAATACAATCTGAAGTCAGTCAGGTTAGAAAGCTTGCTCTTCAAATAGGTATAACTTCAAACCCTATAACGAAAAGCCTTAAAAAATTAACCGAAGAAGAAATTATTCAAGCGATTAGTGGTGGAGATAAGACGAAAGGGTCTTGTTCATCCTTAGCATTTGCTTACATAGGAAATAAAGCGGGATATACAGTTCTAGATTTTAGAGGTGGAAAGAGTTGCGTTTTTTTTGGTAGTATTGATAAAATCAATATGATTGGAAGCCTTCCAGGTGTTAAGATGCATGTAGCCAAAAACACAAATGACTTCAAAGCGGTCAAAGAATTGTTGGAAAAGGCAGAAAATGGCAAAGAATACTATTTGGCAACAGGTAGACATGCTGCAATCATTAGGAAAAATGATAATCTAGTTGAATATTTGGAGCTTCAATCAAAATTTGTAAATGGGTTTAAGCCATTTGATGACACTGTTTTGAAAAAAAGATTTAAGGCTAAGAAATCTCATGCTGTAAGGGGACATAAATATGATGTAGATAGCTATCTTATTGATGCAAATTCATTAAAAGACAACCCTGAATTTCATAACATATTGAGTTTCCTTAACACAGCTGAATCTAAACAAATGAAAGGTATTACAGGATATGAAAAGTGATTACGAAGAAGTGAATTGGTCAGAGTATTGTTACAAGGAAAACGATGATGATAAAACTTGGTGGGTTGATACTTCATGGTATGCCAAAGGATTGATGCTTATCACATTTGATAAAAAGAAGTTCTATAACCTTTTTGAAGATTATCCTCAAAACATGACTTCTGAGGAGATTGAAATCTTTGATAAAGAAAATCCATTTTGGGAAGATTTCTTTTCAGATAGAAAATAATATGTTAGAGCACTCGCAAGGGTGCTTTTCTTATGCTTAGAAAGGAGTAACAATGGGAAACACGATTTATTTTTTAGAGAAAAAGTCTAGTCTGGAGCGCGGTGCTTCCGTGAAAGAAATTTTGGAGGAAAATCTTGAGGCTAGTCATGACTACACTTCGGTGTTGGTAGTTTCTTTGGATAAAGATGGTGAGATAAATCTTGGCTATAGCTGGGATAGTAGTTTGCAGGCATTGGGAATGCTAGATGTTGCTAAAAACTATATTTTAAACGTAATCAATTAAATCATCCCAGCGATAGGGTTATCATGCGGTACGATTGAAAGGAGCAGTGGATGGCTAGAAAGAAACTTGGCAATCAGAATCCTACTCAATCGGTAATTTTAAAGTACGTCAAGAAAAATTCTAAGGCGAAAGAAGCGGTAGAAATCTACGAGCGGACGGGTCTTTCTTGCTACGCTTGGCAAGTCAACTTGTTGACCTCTATCATGGCGGTTGACAAGAATGGTTTGTGGGTGCATCAAAAATTTGGCTACTCTATTCCTCGTCGTAATGGGAAGTCCGAACTCTTGTATCTTTTTGAACTTTGGGGCCTGCATAATGGACTAAACATCCTACACACGGCTCATAGAATATCCACCTCTCATTCCTCTTTTGAAAAGGTGAAATGTTACCTTGAAAAAATGGGATATGTGGACGGTGAGGACTTTAGCTCTATACGAGCCAAGGGACAAGAGCGGATTGAACTGTTTGACGGCGGTGGGATTGTACAATTTCGTACCAGAACATCCAATGGTGGTTTGGGGGAAGGTTTTGACCTTCTCGTTATCGATGAGGCTCAGGAATATACGACTGAGCAGGAATCGGCTTTGAAATATACGGTAACGGATAGTAGCAATCCAATTACAATCATGTGTGGGACACCTCCTACACCTGTTTCAAATGGGACGGTATTCACAAATTACCGTAAGAATTGCCTTTTTGGGAAAGGAAAATACTCTGGTTGGGCAGAATGGTCGGTTTCTGAGGAAAAAGAAATCGATGATGTCGATGCCTGGTATAATTCCAATCCCTCTATGGGTTACCATTTGAATGAGCGGAAGATAGAAGCTGAGCTTGGTGATGATAAGCTAGACCATAATGTTCAGCGTTTGGGTTATTGGCCTGAATACAACCAGAAATCTGCTATTTCGGAAACGGAATGGAATGAGTTGTGTGTTGACTCTATGCCTGATTTATCAGGTAAGTTGTTTGTCGGAGTCAAATATGGTCAAGATGGCGCAAACGTGGCATTAAGTATTGCTGTTCGTACTGTAGATGAACGGATTTTCGTTGAGACAATTGACTGTCAGTCAGTCCGTAACGGGAATGACTGGATCTTGGATTTTGTCAAGCGTGCCGATGTGGCTACTATCGTAGTCGATGGAGCAAGCGGTCAGAAAATCCTTGATGAAGAGTTGAAAAAGGAACGCATGAAGAGCGTGATATTGCCTACGGTTAAGGAAATCATCGTGGCTAACTCGATGTGGGAACAAGGGATTTATCAAAAGACCTTGTGCCATGCTGGTCAACCGTCTTTGAAGAAAATCACAACCAACTGCGAGAAGCGGAACATCGGTTCAAATGGTGGGTTTGGCTATCGCTCGCATTTTGCGGATATGGATATTTCTTTGATGGATAGCGCCTTGCTTGCGCATTGGGCTTGTGTGACAACTAAGCCTAAGAAAAAGCAAAAAATCAGTTATTAAGAGGAGCGGTTGAGAGACTGCTTTTTTTGATGCCTAAAAAATTACCGAACTGCCGGGAAAGCAGGAGAAAGGAGACATGAAGATGTCTGAATTTAAAACGATTGAAACACAGGAAGAGCTAGATAACATCGTGAAGGAACGTATCAGACGTGAGCGTGAAAAATTCGGTGATTATGATGAACTCAAGAAACGTGTTTCAGAACTGGAATCTGAAAACAGTGCTTTGAAGTCTACTGTTGAAGATGACAAGCAAACCAGAGCAGGATTAGATGCTCAAATCACTGAATTGCAGGGGCAAGTGAGCAATTATGAAACTGCTAGCTTGCGAACTCGTATCGCTTTACAAAATGGCTTGCCTTATGACTTGGCTGACCGTCTTCAAGGCGCTGACGAAGAGGCATTAAAGGCTGACGCTGAGCGTCTAGCTGGCTTTATGCGTCCAGCAACACCTCCAGCGCCACTAAGAGATACGGAGCCTGCTATCGGTGATGACAAAACGACGCAAATGAAGCAGATGCTTCGTGAATTACAACCAAAAGGAGAATAGAATTTATGGCAGATAATGCAATGAAAGCTGGAACACTTTTTAAACCAGAACTAGTAACAGAATTGATTAGCAAGGTACAGGGGAAATCTGTACTGGCTAAATTGTCGGCACAAACCCCAATTCCATTTAATGGGGTGGAGCAATTCATCTTCAACCTTGAAGGTAATGCGCAAATCGTTGGTGAGGGTGAGCAAAAACTTGGAAATAAAGCGAAGTTGACTTCGAAAATTATCAAACCGCTTAAATTTGTTTATCAAGCCCGTATTACAGATGAGTTTCAATACGCTTCAGAAGAAAAACGAATGAACTTCTTGTCAGCTTATATGGACGGTTTTGCTAAGAAGATTGCAGAAGCCTTTGACCTTGCTGCTCTTCATGGTTTGGAACCAAAAACAATGACGGATGCCTCTTTCCGTGCAACAAACTCATTTGATGGTGTGATTAGCGGAAGTACCGTGACGTATGATGAAGCAAAAATTGATGAAAATATTGAAGATGCAGTACAACAGGTTATTGCCCGTGGTTGCGAGGTAACAGGTATTGCCTTGTCACCAACTGCAGGTCAAGCATTGGCGAAAGTTAAAGTAAAGGATGTCGTTCAATATCCTGAGTTCCGTTTTGGTCAAAATCCAGATTCGTTCTACGGAATGAAATCAGATATCAACAAGAACCTTACTGTCACTGGTGGTAGTGCCGAGACAGACCATGCTATTGTCGGGGATTTCCAAAACCGCTTCAAGTGGGGTTATGCTGAAAATATTCCAATGGAAATCATTGAATACGGTGATCCAGACGGTGCTGGTCGTGACCTTAAAGCCTACAATGAAATCTGTTTGCGTGCGGAAGCCTTTATTGGTTGGGGTATCCTTGATGAAGATGCCTTTGCGCGTGTGAAAGCGTAAGATTATGACTTTATACCGTGATACAAAAACGGGCGTGATTATCTCTGCTGAGAGCATTCTTGGCGGAGATTGGGTGCCTGTGGAAGATAAGGCACCAAGCGGAGCGGATTTGACCGTAGCGGAATTGAAGTCTAGTTTGGATGAATTAGGCATTGATTACGATAAGAGTTCAAAAAAATCCGATTTGGTAGCCTTGTACGAGGAAAACAAGGGTTAAGCTATGGGAAATTTTGCAAAGATTGAAGACTTGGAATTATTGTGGCGTTCGTTGAAAGTTGATGAGCGTGCAAGGGCTGAGGCTTTGTTGAAAGTTGTATCTAATTCTTTGCGAGTGGAAGCTGAAAAAGTCGGTAAAGACCTTGACGATATGGTGGCAGAAAGCGTGTCATTCGCTAGTGTTGCCAAGTCTGTCACGGTCGATATCGTGGCACGAACTCTCATGACCTCAACAGACCATGAACCAATGACTCAGGTTGCTGAAAGCGCCTTGGGTTATTCGTTTAGTGGTTCTTACCTTGTACCTGGTGGCGGTCTCTTTATCAAAGACACCGAACTTAAAAGGCTTGGTTTGAAGAAAAAACAACGATATGGAGCGATTGAAATTTATGACCTACCTAAAAGGAATCCCTGTCATTTTAATAGACAAGGTGGAAACTGGTAATGACGATTTCGGTCATCCAATCCATCGTGATGTTGAGATTGAGGTTCAAAATGTATTGGTTGTCCCAACTTCATCAGAGGACGTCATCAATCAAATGAATTTGACTGGGAAAAAGGCGGAATATACACTTGGTATTCCTAAAGGAGACACTAACAAGTGGGAGAACCGTGAGGTTAAGTTTTTTGGTCGTAAATGGCGGACGATTGGCATCCCTCAAGAGGGGATTGAGTCAATGATTCCATTATCGTGGAATAGAAAGGTTATGGTTGAAGTTTATGAGTGATATGAAATTTCAATTGAACTCGGCTGGGGTGTCTGCCTTGCTACGTTCTTCCGAAATGCAGGGTATTTTGAGGGAGAAAGGGCAAGGGATTGCTGAAAGAGCTGGTGAGGGGTTTGAATTGACTGTATCGCCAGGGCAAAAGCGTGCCAATGCAAAGATTAGTACGACTGATATCAAGAGCATGGCTAGAAATAAAAAACATAATATTTTACTGAAGGCTATGAGATGATCGAATTAGTTATAAAGAAATTTTTGGACGGACAGTTAGATGTACCGTCTTTTTTTGAACATAAACCGAATATGCCTGAGAGTTATGTCATTTTAGAAAAGACTGGAAGTGGTGGAAGCGACTACGTTCATTCCGCTACATTCGCTTTTCAAAGTTATGCACCATCACTTCAAAAGGCTGCTGAGCTGAATGAGAAAGTCAAGAAAGTAGTTGAGGATCTCATCACGGTCAACGAAGTCAGCGGTGTGCATCACAATAGTGACTACAACTTTACAGACACGGAAACGAAGCAATATCGCTATCAAGCGGTATATGATATTAATTATTTTTAAAAAGGAGGTGTAGTTTTGACGACAGAAGCAAGAAGACAAAATACAGAATCAACAGGAGGAAAGAATATGACGACTGCATCAGCATCAAATGTAACGGCTGCTAAGCCGAAAATTGGAGGGGCAGTTTCTACTGCTCCAGCTGGAACAACTCTTCCAACGAATGCCAAAACAGATTTGGATGCAGCATTTGAAACGCTAGGGTACATTTCAGATGATGGATTGACCAATGCGAACTCGCCAGAAAGCAAAGCAATCAAAGCGTGGGGTGGACAAACAGTCTTGTCTTCTCAAACTGAAAAGAAAGATACCTTCAAATACAAATTAATTGAAGGTCTGAACATTGAAGTCTTGAAAGAAGTCTATGGACCAGATAACGTCTCAGGAACGCTTGAAACAGGTATCACTGTAAAAGCCAACGGTAAAGAGTTGCCAGAACATTGCTTGGTTATTGATACTTTGCTGAAAAATGGCTATGTGAAACGCGTTGTCATTCCTCGTGGTAAGGTTAGCGAAATTGGCGAAATCAGCTATAAAGACGGCGAACCTATCGGCTATGAATTGACGATCACTGCATTACCAGACAACAGTGAAAACACTCACTACGAATACATTCAAGGAGCGTAAAATAAATGGAAGAAATCTTAAAAGGAAAAACAGAGTCAGGGTTTGAGTACAAAATCCCTAAAAAACGATTGAGAAACTTTTATCTCATGCGCGAAGCTTCCAAAATGGAGAAGGGGGATTTTGAAGCTGCTGAAAAATTGCTGAATCTTCTCTTTGGTAAAAAACAAGCGGAAGAGTTTTTATCTCATTTAGATGATGGAGACGACTTCATCGATACTGAGGTACTGTTCGCAGATATCAAGAGTATCTTTGAGTCCAACAAAGACCTAAAAAAATCTTAGTCCTTGCTCAGATGATTGCCTTAGACGAGGATGCTTTTATCTGTGATTTAGCGGAAACCTACCAAATATACGACTATAAACAGCTACCTTTAAATCAGGTGGCTGTTTTTGCGTATGGGTTGCGTGATGATTCGCGGATAAAGCAGATGATGTCTGACCAAATCGTCCCTCTTGAAACGACGTTACTTGCAAGTATCGTAGACAGACTGTCTCTTTCTTTGTGGTTGAAAACAAAAGATGGGCAAAAGGGTGTTAATCGTCCTGCATCAATTGCTGAATTACTTACAAAGAATAACAAAGAAGAGGGAGATGAAAGGGATTATCTCGTCTTTGAATCTGGTGAGGACTTTGAAAACTATCGCAAGGCTTTGCTTGCAAAAACAGGAGGTGAGGATTAGTGGCGACCGAATTAGGAAAAGCCTATGTACAAATCATTCCGTCTGCTAAAGGCATTAGTGGCATGATTCAAAAGGAAATGGGTGGTGAAGTTGCCTCAGCTGGCGTTAGCGCAGGCGAATCCCTCGGATCTAAAATGATGGGGGCTGTTTCAGGAGTTATTGCTGCAGCTGGAATTGGTAAAGCAATCGGAGCATCGATAAACGAAGGGGCAGCACTTCAACAATCTCTTGGAGGGGTTGAAACCTTATTTAAAGACTCAGCTGATAAGGTCAAAGGATTTGCGAACGAGGCTTACAAGACAACAGGTCTCTCAGCCAATGCCTATATGGAAAATGTTACAGGTTTCTCAGCAAGCTTGCTACAATCTCTTGGTGGAGATACAGATAAAGCAGCAGAAACAGCTAACATGGCCATGATTGATATGTCGGATAATGCCAATAAGATGGGGACATCTATGGAAAGTATTCAACTGGCTTATCAAGGTTTTGCCAAGCAAAATTATACGATGCTAGACAACCTTAAATTGGGTTATGGTGGTACGAAGCAAGAAATGCAACGACTTTTGGCGGATGCTGAAAAATTGACAGGTGTTAAATATGACATCAATAATCTATCAGACGTTTATAGCGCCATTCACACTATACAAGAGAATTTGGACATCACTGGTACGACAGCCAGAGAGGCAGCAACTACATTTACAGGTTCATTTGAATCGATGAAATCAGCTGCTCAGAATGTGCTTGGAAAGTTGTCTTTAGGTGAAGATATTCAACCTGCACTACAAGCTTTGATGGAAACGACATCAACATTTCTTTTCGGAAACCTAATTCCAATGATTGGAAATATTCTGAAACAAATTCCTATCCTTATTTTGGGAGGGATAAAGGGTGTTTTCAGTGGAATCTTTGGTGAAGGTCTAGGAAGTATCATGGGTAGTATCGTTACCGCTCTTGGTTCTGCATTTTTAGCGTTTAAAGCATTTTCGACAGTCTCGGGATTGCTATCTGGAATACCTGCTGTCTTAACGACAATTAAAACAGCAGTCACGGGTCTATTTACTGTAATGAGTGCCAATCCTATTGGAATTGCCATCGCAGCGATTGCAGGACTAACTGCAGGTTTGGTTTATTTCTTCACTCAAACTGAAACAGGTAGACAAATCTGGTCATCTTTTGTAGCTTGGATCAAACAGGCTTGGCAGGGGATTGCTGATTTCTTTGTAAACCTTTGGTCTGGCATCTCTGAAGGTGCTAGCACATTGTGGGATGGAGTTGTTACAGCCTGGAATGCTGTTGTAACATTCTTTTCTGACTTGTGGGTAAGGATTCAAGAAGCTGCATCTGTGGCATGGACAGCTATCACAACAGCAGTGATGGCTATTGTTCAACCGTTCATTGATGGATTCATGAATATTTGGAACAATATTTCAGATGGTCTTACCCAAATTTGGGAAGGGATTAAGATGATTTTCCAAGGCGTTTGGGAATTCATCAAGTCTATTTTCTTGGGTGCTATTCTCATCATCATCAACCTTGTGACAGGGAACTTTAACCAGCTGGGGGCTGATCTTTCTCTAATCTGGAAAGGGATTAAAAATAGTATCTCTATGATTTGGGAAGGGATTAAAACATACTTCTCTGGAGTCGTGGATGTTATCGTAGGTTATGGTATTGTTATTTTTGAAAACTTTTCTACCACTCTTAGTACAATTTGGAAAGGGTTGTCTGCTGCAGGTAAAGCTATCTTTGATAGTTTTGCTCAGATATTATCTAACATCTGGAATACAATCAAATCTGTAGCAAGCAGTGCTTGGGAAGGGTTGAAATCAACCGTCTTAGGTCTGATTGACGGACTTGTCCAAGGAGCTAAAAATGCATGGGAAAGCATGAAACAAGGTGTTCGTGACCTTGTAAGTAATGTTACGAGTATCTTTGATGGCATTCGAAACATTGACCTATGGTCAGCAGGTAAGGCTATCCTTGATGGATTCCTAGGCGGTTTGAAGTCTTCTTGGGGAGCAGTAACTGACTTCGTTGGTGGTATTGCTAGCTGGATTCGTGACCACAAAGGTCCGATTGAGTATGACCGCAAGCTCTTGATTCCTGCTGGTAATGCGATTATGCAAGGTTTGGATAGAGGGTTGCAGGACCGTTTCAAAGATGTTAAGAAATCTGTCAGTGGAATGGCTGGCGAAATTTCAAACGCATTTTCAAACGATGATTTTGGCTTGAGTGGAACACCGACTATTGCCAAAAATATTGAAGCAAGTTTGGCCATGCCAAGCGCTCAAATCGAGGCAAAAGACAGTCAAACCGTGTCTGAGATAGCGATTCTGAGAGCAAGTATGGAGAAAATCCTTACTGCTATCCTTGAAAAGCCGTCAGATACTTACCTAGACGCTGATAAAATTTCAATGAGCGTCTACCAACGTCAAGGTGCGATTTATGCTAGGGAGGGAATGTAATGTTTTATATGATTATCAATGGGTTTAATACATCAACTATCCCTCACTGCGTGGTGACGGATTTTGGTCAGGTGGAGGCAGCTAAACCTAGGGTGGTTGAAGATGCTAACCTCTACGGAGCCAACGGAAGTTATCGAGTGCTGGATGGTGGCTATGAGAGTTATGAACGGACTTTTTCGTTCTATATTCCTAAGTTACTGGATGTTTCTACTATCGTGGAGAAATTTCAGCCTAAGGACAATGTGCTAGAGTTTAGCTACCAGTTGGGGTCTGTATTTTATGCGGATTTTATTGGTGCAACCTATAGCCCTCATGGGATGCATGCCTGGAAACTAGAAATCAAGTTGAACATGCAACCGTTCCGTTATCAGAAAAATGTTGCTCCTCTTATCTTTACCGCAAGTGGAAATATCAACAATCCAGGCTCTGTCTATAGCGAGCCTGTGATTGAGATTGAGGGAGACGGTGATATTTCTTTGACTATCGGAAGGACAACTATGCACTTGACCGTTAGACGAAAAGTGACCATTGATTGTAGGCATAAGAAACAGAATATCTATAATGCAGATGGCGCGGTTCAAAATACTTTACGTAAACGTGGAGGCTTCTTTGAGTTGGCAGTTGGTAATAACAGTCTGGTCTTTACTGGTTCGGTTCGCAAGGTCACGGTTCGGCCGAATTGGAGGTATATCTTATGATTTATCTTACTGAAGGCAATACACCTTTAAATGAGGCCTACAATGATGAAATTGTCCATTTGGGGAACAATACCTATCAACTGACCTTTCGTTTTCCTACATCGGATACCAAGTGGGAATTACTGAAAGAGGAAACTTTTCTGACTGCAGATGACCTGCATGGTGAGCAGGATTTTTATATTTTTGAGGTTGAAAAGCAACAAGGATATATTCAAGTCTATGCCAATCAGGTTATCAGTTTGTTAAATAATTACATCGTTAGCTCTATCGAGGTTGACCGTGTCAGTGGGACAAGGGTGTTGAGTGCTTTTGCTGGTAGTATTACCAGAGCCAATCCTTTTTCTTTCTTCTCTGATATTGATGATAGGCATACGCTCAATATCAAGGATAAGAATGCCATGGAGGTCTTGGCCAAAGGCAAGCATTCTATCCTTGGTCAGTGGGGCGGAGATATGGTGCGAAACGGCTACAATTTACGCTTGTTGAAGAATGGCGGTTCTGAAAATGAATCGCTTTTTATGTACAAGAAAAACTTGTCCAGCTACCAGCATAAGACCTCAACGAAGTCTTTAAAAACTCGGATAACCTTTAAAACGACTGTTAAGGGCGAGGGAGAAAATGCGGTTGACCATGATTATATGGTGGTGATTGACAGCCCCTTACTTGGGAACTACAGCCAAATCTACGAAGATGTGGTGGAAGTCAATGACCAAGACGTGACAGATAAGGCTAGCTTGATTGAATACGGTAAGCAGTATTTTCGGACAAGTATGTGCGACATGCTAGAAGATAACCTTGAAATCTCGGTTGTCGGTCAGAGTGATGTTGCGGTGCAGATGTTTGATGTGGTCAGTTTCTACCATGAGTGGTACGGTCTTGATGTTCGTAAGAAAATCACCAAATATACCTATTCGCCAATGGCAAAACTCCTAAAATCAATAGGTTTTGGAACCTTCCAGTCCAGTCTTGCAAATGCGATCGGTGGGATTGTAAATGATGCCGTTTTGAATGAAAGCCGAAATCTGCATCAGATTTTTGAAGAACGTTTGAAAAAGGAAATCGCCAACGCTGACCGTGCCTTTGACGCTGAATTTTCCAAGCGTGAGAAAACCATCACGGATGCCATCGAACTTGCCAAGGCCAAAGCGGAAGAAGTCAAGCAAGAACTGTCTGACACTATCAATCAGCGCTTTAATAGCTTTGACAACGGGCCATTGAAAGAAGCTAAGCGCAAGGCTGAGGAAGCTTTGCGAAATGCTGGCGCAAGTAGTTCTCTTGCTCAGGAATCCAAGCGGATTGGGCTGGATTCTGTTGCTAGACTTGAAGCGTTTAAGTCGCAGACTACGAGCGCACAAACGGCTCTGTCAGGTGACTTGGACGCTCTGAAACGGACTATCGTGAATGATATTCGACCGAAGCAAGCACAGGTTGAAGCT